GTAGTTACAAACGTCGTGCAAAGCTGGTCGTATGTTTGGGCCGTATCTGGAAGTTTAGCGGGCCACTACTACTGGCGTGCAGCATACACCGTGGCCGAGGATGAATATGTGATGATCAATCCGTTCACTCTTCCTGCGCTATCGGCAACTTCCCCCTCGGCTTCACCGACATCGATCAGCCTCAACTACAGCCAGAACTACGCGGAAATATACCAACAGGGCCCAGGTGGCACGGTGTTTATCAATAAGGGGAATGTTCCCGCGGTATTCGCGCGGCTGTTCATCGCCTGATTAAAGATCTTTTCAACGAATAGCCCGCCTAGTGCGGGTTTTTTATTGCCCAAATAAAGGAAATGCCAATGTGGTATTCGGCAGGAACAGTGGCCGTCACGGCCAATAGTGCGACGGTCACCGGTACCGGAACTGCCTTCAGCGCCAACGCTCGTGTTGGTGATGCATTCCGTGGTCCGGATGGCCGCTGGTACGCGGTCACGAACATCGCCAGCGCGTCGGTGATCAGCATCTCTCCGGCCTATCAGGACGATACCGCTACAGATCAGACCTACGCCATCGCGCCGATTCAGGGCTACGTGAAGGACAGCGCCGATCGACTGCGGCAGATTACCGACCAGTTCGGCACCATCCTGGCCGACCTCGGTGAGAACGGGCCAGTTCTGAAGATTGATGCGATCGGCCTTCTAGCTGATAGGGCCCAGTACGACTCGGCGGCTCCCTTCTTTGCTTACTACGCGACAGATACAGAGCTGCTCTATATCAAGCTGACCGCCGTGGCCGGTGACTGGTCAGCCGGAGCGCCCGTTGCGCGCGGCCCGCGGGGTGAGGACGGTTTGCCGGGGCCTACAGGCGACGTAACGCCAGAGGCAAGCGCGGCTCGTGACGCGGCTGTGCAAGCCGCTGCAGATGCCGCTTCCGATCGACAACTTGCTCAAAACGCTGCATCTGCCAGCCAATCCAGTGCCCAGGATGCCGCTGATGCAGCTGCAGCCGTGGCCGCAATCGGCGCCGGCTGGACGCCCGTTCTCGCTGTCGTGGCGGATGGCGAGCGTCGTGTTCTGCAGGTCGCGGACTGGACCGGCGGGCAATCGAACAAGCCGACCACAGGCCAGTATGTAGGACCTAGCGGGCTTGTCTCCAGCATTGCCAGCGCAGTAAACATTCGCGGCGCTGCAGGCGCTGGATCTGTCCAGACGGTGGCTGGCGTTGCGCCTGACGCCAATGGCAACGTCGCTCTGGGGCCATCAAATGTTGGAGCGCTTGCCGCGAATGGCACCGCTGCAGACGCCAGTATGCTCGGTGGGCAGCCTCCATCGTATTACCTAGGCGGCGGCTCGTGGGGGTCGATCACTGGGACTCTGGCCAACCAAACCGACCTCAAGAATGCTCTAGATGCCAAGGTAACAGGTCAGGCACAGCAGAACACGACGGATACGACTGCTGGCCGCCTTCAATTGGTTGGGGCATTTGGCTGGAACGGCGGTAACGTCACTGTTCTAGCGGCAGGTACTGACGCAAACACTGTCACAACCCCTGGCGCTTACATGTTCCCAAATGGAGGAACCAGCCTTCACGCCGCAACGCCATATCCGTACATGCTTGTCTTCAGGCATTCGAACACCAGCTATATCAAGCAGCTTGCGTTCAACCTTCTGGATAACGCATTCGCTATACGGACGCGCAACAATGGCACGTGGTCAGCTTGGGATATTCAGTTTGGCAGCCAGAACGTCAGCACCTACATGCAGTCTTTCCTCGGCGTCGCCAATTCTGCGGCCGCGAGAACAGCGCTTGAGCTTGGCTCTATAAGCACTCTCGATGAGGCTCAGGCGTGCAAAGCGTGGGTTAACTTCAATGGTACAACTCGGGTGATAAGGGACGCGTTTAACGTCAGTAGTATCACCAGCCTTTCAACAGGGAAGTATCGGGTAAACTTCACTAGCGAAATGCCGGATACCGATTATGCAGTTGTGCCGGCACACAATATCGCAGGCGGCAGCAATAACGTCGTGGCTATTGAGGGCGCAAACAAGACCAAGACGTACGTGGATGTTTCGCTGCAGATTTCAAACGCAACATTCATTGATGCGCCGTCAGTGAGCGTCATTATCTTTGCGAGGTGATTATGCAAGTCGCGATATTTCAAGTCGATGGCGCGCCGATGGGAGTTGTGTTCTTTTCTCCTGATGCGGATGTTGAGCTTATGGCCCCGGCATCTGTTCCTGCAGGCATTCCGTATTGGCTTGTTCAGAAGTCTGAGATTGACGCGTTGCATGCAGAGCAAGGTCAGTTTCGGGACGCGTGGGAACTAGATTCTTCGGCGATTGGCCGGGAACCAGATGGAGTGGGTGAAGCATGATCACTATTGATCCAGTGAAGCGCGAAAAGATCCGATTGCAGCGGGCTATTCTGGCCAACAATGCCGGATACAACGCAGCTACCATGGCACTTACGGCCAACTATCCGCAGCTGGAGAAAGACACCTGGCCGACTCAAGACGCGGAGAGCCGAGCTTGGCTGGCTGATCCGGTCAACGCTTCTACGCCGTGGATAGCGCGCGCTGCCGCTGAGCGAGGCCTCGACTGCGAGGAATACCTGCGCCGCACGCTGGTCAAGGCTGAGCAGTTCAAGGTCATCTCGGCGTTCCTCACTGGCCGCCGCCAGCGCTACGAGGACCAAATTAAGGCCGGCGGTGATCCGGTGCTGGACTACGCCCTGACGCCTTCGCTGCTTGCTGAACTGGACCAGATCGCCTCTACGATCATGTCCACGCCAGCGGCTGAAATACAGGAAGCGCTGGCGTGAGCGTCCTCTTGGCGTTGCGGAAGCACGACCGGCGGCTGACGGCTCGGTTTATCCAGTGGTGGACGGGATCTCCGTACAGCCACTGTGAGCTCGTCGTCGACGGCCTGTGCTACTCGTCCAGCGCCATGGATGGTGGGGTGCGCTGCAAGGCGATCGATCTGGATCCGGATAAATGGGACGTGATCGATCTGCCTTGGGCTGATACCGCGCAGATCGTGAGCTACTTCCATGAGACCGACCATCACCGATACGGCTGGGTTGGTCTCATCTGCAGCCAGCTATTCAACCTCAACCGCGAGACGGCCGGCGCGCAGTTCTGCAGCCAGTGGTGCGGAGCGGCTTTGGGGCTTCCTGCTCCTGCCAGCCTGAGCCCGCGCACGCTTGGCGAGTGGTGCGCCTACATAGGCAGTCCTGCCGCCGTCTGATTGGAGAAAACATGCGTACATCAGAGAATGGCCTGGCGCTGATCCGCCAGGCTGAAGGGCTACGCCTGCGCGCGTACAAATGCCCGGCCGGTGTCTGGACGATCGGCTACGGCACAACTGCCGGCGTGAAAGAGGGGCTGGTCATCACCAAGGAGCGCGCCGAAGAGCTGCTGCGCGAGGACGTGAAGCGCTTCGAGGATCAGGTGATGCGCCTGGTCAAGGTTCGGCTGACGCAGGGTCAGTTCGACGCTTTGGTCTCCTTCACCTACAACCTGGGCGCCGCCAATCTCGGCAATTCGACGCTGCTGCGATTGCTGAACGCCGGCGACTACAAGGGCGCCGCCGCTCAGTTCGATCGCTGGACAAAGGCAGGTGGCAAAGAGCTTCCGGGTTTGGTGAAGCGCCGGGCTGCCGAGCGCGCGCTGTTCGAGGGCAAGCCATGACCGCCTGGCTGAAGCTCGTGCCCGGCTGGGCCTACTGGGTCCTTGCCTTGGTCCTTGTAGCCGGTGGGCAGCAGATCCGGGTGCTGTCGGCGCAATCTGTGGCCGCTGAGGCACAGGCTGACCTCGCCAACTACCGCACCGAAGTCAGCGAGCGCGACCGCCGCGCTGCGCTGTTCGTCATTCAGGAAAACCAACGGCGCCAGGCCGCGACGGAGAAAGCAGATGCAGAGGCACAGGAACAACTGGCTGCAGCGCGTACTGATGCTGAGCGCGCTGGTAGTGCTCTTGAGCGCCTGCAGCAGCGCCTCGCAGCAGCTGAGCAGCGCAGTCGTAACGCCGGCAATGCCATCACTGCCCAGCTCAGCCAGGCAGCCGAAGACGCCGCCAGAGTGCGAGCCGACTTGTTCGGCCGGATTGGAACGGCTGCTCAACTCTATGCTGCTGTCGCCGATGACCGAGGAATAGCTGGGTCGGCGTGTGAGAAATCATATGACGCTGTGAAGGGGAATTGAGATTGCCCGGACGGGCTGAGATAGGGGAAATTCCTTCCCCAAAACGCAAACGTAAGTGTTTGATTCTGTTGGCGCGGGAGATTGCGCAAAAGAGCGGATTTCTGAGCGTGAAAACTGGCTGAAAGTCGCGCGGCACTAGGCGTTGAGCCTGATTCGTGCGGCGTCCCAGGCTTTGATTCCGTATAGGCACAACCGCTGATCGGGTTCGGACATGGGCGACTCTCCAAGGCTCCTGCAAAACTGGACGGCGGATTATGCCACGGCTTGCCTGCCGATGGTCGCGAAGCACGGGGTCAATGCCGGTATTGCCAGGCCCCGTGGCCGCGTGGTTGCACGCGGTTCAGCCTCGTCCGGCTGCACCCAGGGCCTGCTCGATGGCCCGCAAGTCCTGCGGGCGAACCACGCGTCCCAGCTCCTGGCCCTTGCTCAGCAGAATCAGCGTAGGCCACAACTTGACCCGGAACGAACGTCCCAGCGGCCGCCCCGGACCATCTTCAATCTTCAGATGGGTGATGCCTGACCGGTCCGCCAGCGCCTTGCCGATCAGCGGTTGGGCGGCGCGGCAGTGGCCGCACCAGGCCGTGCCGAACTCCAGCAGCACGGGGCCTTCCAGCGCGTCCACGTCAGCGCGGCTTGGTTCGATGTTCGCGTAGTGCTCGGTCATTTCCAC